GAGTATGCGGCAGACGATGGATATTTGGAGCAGCGGACGTTGCAAATGCCCGCGCTGCGGGAAATTCAGGAAGCCACAGGACTTCCCGGATCAGCCAGCAGCAGCACACTGGGCCGACTCGACCATGAGGATACGCATGAGCCTGATTCCGGGCTGCTACAAGTGCGTGCAGGCGGAATCCCCTAACGGCTCAGGTAAGCCGACCGCCGCCAACGAACCGAACAAGGGAAACGAATGCTAGACACACAACAGAACGAAAACGAAGCCGCTTGCGGCGGGTCGGCCTTGACCGCCGTGTTGGGCGACCTGGCCGACCAGTTTGAGTGCCACGCACTCAGCCGGAGCATTGACGATGTGGAAGCGGCAGGCCAGGCCATGCGTGCCGCAAGGGCCGAGATTGAGCGCTACCAGGCAGGGCTTGGCGATCTTGCGCGATATGCGGAGCACCTTAGGATGCAGCGCGATGAACTGCTGGCCGCGCTTGGCTCGATGCTGTTTGATCTTGGAAACTTTGACACCGATGAAGATCGGATTGCAGAGTTTCGCCGCTTACGGCGTCAGGCACGCAAACTGGTGCCCAACGAGAAGTAGACAGCACCTAGAATCAGTCTAAGCGCTGTCTATATCGTGATCGCACAGCGTAAGCCACTGTTTTTTAACAAGCTATTAACCACAAACCAAGCCTAAAAATTAGCGGATTGAGCTTAATGCACCACATGAAGGAAAAACGATGAAACAAATCACATTATCCGAGTGGGCCGAAGCAAGCAGGCGCTTACCTATTACAACCCGACTGCGGCTGAACTTGCGGCGGATATGTGAGAATCGTTTTGATAATTTATTTGGGGGAGTTATGACGGATAGCGAAGCAGAAAACTTGATCGTATCCCTGCGCCAGCAGCTTGCAGACGAACTCCAGCGTAGATGGGACGGCAACAAGGAATCATCTGATGATCTGCGAGATGCGTATAGACAGCTTGCCGAGTCACAGGCGATGGTGAAGGTGTTGCGGGAAGCGCTTGATACCTACACCAAGAACGTTGGAATGTATGGTGACACAGCCCGCGATGCACTCGCCCTGCCCTCCGACTCCACCGCCCTAGACTCAGCCATCAGGCAGGCAAAGCGGGAGGCGTTGCTTGAGGCTGTCGAAATAATCGAAAGCGAAGGCGTTTCGTTTGGGTGCAGAGACCTGAACCGAATGGCCAACGAACTAGGCTGATATTCTATTCCCCGAATATTGACCAGATATGCTATATGCGAATAGCGAATGGCTAGCCGTAGCGGCGGCGAAGACTCACAACAGGAATCCGCGTGATTGCATGAAGTCTACCGGATGCTTGGCGCATTTCTGGTTGTTGCAACGCTGCCGCAGTAGTTGGATGTTATCGTCGGTGTTCGATCCGCCAAGAGCAAGCGGCATGATGTGGTCGATGTGGTAGTTGTCGCCTAATGGCAACCCACAGCAGGTTTCATGGTTAGGGGGCGCGATGCTGATAACATCACGTTCCCCGATTATACAACCTTTCAAGCATATCGACGCCTTAGATAATCTAAGGAAACCTCCATTAGATCGTAGTTCCCAGAGACTACTTGATGTTTCATGATAATCCCCTGCCAGTGTCCGTTCCCTTGATGGCCCTTGTAGTCTTCAAAGTGCTGGTAGAACGACCCCGCCACCAGACCGCGCTGGCGGGTGCCGTCAGCCAGGTCCCGGATGGCAACACTCAGCCCCTGCTGGTGGCCCATTGTGAAGCTCATGCCGATGGTCTTTAGTCTGGTGTCGAGGTTCGCCCCGCCGTAGGGTTTGCCTGTGTTCGGGTTGTAAAAATAGTGGCAGTACGAAATCCCGTCGATCTTGACCGGCTTCAGGTACGGCTGAACATTCCAGCCCCAGGCTTCATAGCCTAAATCTTTACCGCTGATCGTTCCCTGTATCACCGGGTTTTCCCCGATGTAGCGTTCGATCATATCCTCATGGTTGCCGGGAACCATCCAAAGCTCAGGGTTGTAATCATGCTCCGTGACAATCGGCGTCATCAGCAATTCCATCCCTGTATGGACGGCTTCAATATCCCGCTTGTACCGCAGGTTTTCCGCCTTTAGCTTGCTGTTGTAGCGCGAGAGGCTTTGCATGTCCGCGAAATCGCCGATGCAAATTATCACGTCCGGCTTCTTTTCAGCGATGTACTTCCCTGCCCATTTAAGGTGATCCAGTGGCACGCCAGACCTAACTTGGCAGTCGGGTATCACGCAATGGGTTCTGAACTCTTGTGTGGATTTCTCAGGTTCTGTTTTTCTCAGCCCCTTAGCATCAGCATGGAGCAGGCGGTTCACGAATGCCCCGCGTGAGATACCTACCATCCGAGCCGCATCGCTGGCACACTCGCCGCTTTCCTTGTACGCATGGACGGCCTCGACCAACTGGCCGACTGTCAGGGCGGGGGTCGGCATCAGTTAATCGTCCGATGATGTTCGCCACAACAAAAACGCGCCTCGACTTCTGGCAGCGCCTGCAAAGGCGCATCCGTTCCCTCGTCGATACCGAATACGCGAGGTGGATACCTGATGCACTCTCCCGTCACGTCTGCGGCGGGGATTTGCGCTGAATCATCCAGCCTTCGCCAATAGCGGCAGTTGCAGCAGCTATCGTGGATGATGTGTGCCTCGGTCTGCTTTTTCTTTGCCATTTAAGCCCCAGTTAACAAAACGTAAAGCGCGAACAGCGCAGCCACCAGCCCGAGCGAAATGCCGAGCCCGGCTAGAACCTGGCCCATGTTGGCTAGTCTTTACGCTGGTCTTTCAACTGGCTGGAACGGCTGGAACCAAGCCAGAACGTCACCGCGCCACCAAAGCCAACCAACAGCAATGCTTGCAATGCCATGCCGCGTTCGGTTTCGTTCGCGCTGGTGAACAGCACCCCCACCGCAGCAGCACCGCCAAGGATGACCAGCAGCAGGGTCAGGACGTGGACAAAGTGCCAATTCCCGACTACAGGCTTTTCTTTGTCGGCGTAGATCCTGGCATCGGCAACGCTCTTGTCGTCCCGATCCCAAGCACGCTCAAGCATGTCCATGAACTCGGCACGATTGGCCCTGAGGCTGTCGTTTGCCACCTGTGCTAGCTCGGGGTCGGCCTGCACCTTCTCGACCGCATCCTGAAGGTTGGTTGCGTTGGTTGCCTGAATAATCATGTCGGCGGCTTTTACAGCGGCCTCCACGTTACGCTCGGCTACATCGGTTTTCTGGAAGATTTTGGCGAACTCGGGCAGAGCCTGGATGAATGCGGGAATTGCCAATGCAAGAAATGGGGGCACGGTGTTCTCCTCTGGGAATGCGGGTTGGGGGATGTTGGTGCCGGACAGGAATAAAGCGCGTTCCTTGCCGCGACGGATGACTAGTCCACGCATGGACTTTCCGCTAGCAAAAGTCCAGCGCGGGAATTGGGCTGCGGCTTCTGAATACTTGCCCTGGTTCAGCAATTTCAACATGGTGGACTTCTGGAAAGCCCCGCCGCCTACGTTGAACACGAACGAACACAGCGCATCGCGTTGCTTGTCGGTCAGCGGGACTTTTACGGCCTTGTCAACGATTGCGAAGGCTTCGGCCATGTCATCGGCCAGCCATGCGTTAGCCTGCTCGATGGTGCATGTGTCGCCTTTCTTGACGCCTTTCGTGTGGCCGTAGCCAATAGTCCAAGGAATGCCACCCGATCCAGGATCAGGGTAGGCTTTAAGCCTCAAGCCTTCAGACTCGCGGATAATTTCTGCAGCGTTCATTTACAGACCTAAATCCTTTCTCCGCTGCCGTTCGTGGTCGTAATCCTTGCAGCACTCTGTTGAACAGAACACCCGCCCGGTAGTTACCGGACTCTCGCACCAGTGGCATACACCAACGGCCCGCAGGCTGTTTTGCAGCGTCCTCCGCGCCACTGATACGCCATCGGCTACGGTGTCTGTAATACGTTCATCTGCCCGGTCTGCGTCATCCATCATGTTTCCCCATCCAGCGTTGAACTGTCTTAGTTTCGTAGATGCGTATGCAGCCCCACACAATCGAGACCAGCGCGGCGATGGCGGGAAGCCAACTTGCGATGGTCGCCACCACAAGACTCAGGGACAGGGCATCACCTACATGCTTCAGGGTTTCGTGTTCGTACATGGGTTAAGCCTGGTTAGGACGTAAAAAAAGCCCCGAAGGGCTGGTGAAAGTACTTGCTTCATTCTTGATTGCGTGCTACTTTAACAACATGGAAAAGAAGCACGGAGGCCCGAACAGGGGCCAAGGCCGCAGGCCACTACAAGCCGGGGAAGATACCGTTATCGTTTCCATGCGCATGACCAAGCCACAGCGCGAGAAGTGGAAACGGCTTGGAAGCGGCGAATGGGTACGCCTAAAAATCGACGAAGCAAAGGAGCCGAAATGAACAACCGCACAAACCTGCTAGTACGTGCCATGATTGACGAAATAAAAGCAACCTGTGACACGATCCGCAACAGCTATCCAGAGCGTTACCCGGTGCCGCCTGAAATCGACGCCGTGTTGAATCTTGAGGCGCGGTTGATAGCTCAGGCTAGGGCAAGCCGTTTAAATTGAACCGCGTAGATTCTAGAGGGGTGCATTATGGGATTTGACCCAAACACAGTTGTTTCAATGTTTTACCCATTCCATGCCGGGTCATGGGAATCGGCATTAAAAAAAGCGCGTGAAGCCCGCTATGGATATGAGTCTATTACAGATGAGAAATTCAGCGGTAATTCGAAACAACGCAGAAAACAATTCAGGCGGCGTGCAAGCATGGGTTATGTGTCTTTTTACAGGCATGGCGAATTTGTGCCAATTAAACGTCAGCCGTAAGCCGCACGACATTTACACCATCGCACTCAATAAGCGCCCGCTTGCCATCGGCAACTGTGATGCCCGTGCCGGATGCGCCGATGATCTGCACACCGAAACCGCCTGACGTGTTGGCGAACACGGTGTAGCTACGCGGAACCAGCGGGACAATCACATCGCGCAGCGCGGTGAGTGAGCCGGTCAGTTCCATTGATTCGCACAT